GTGCGGAATCAAGGCGTCCCACAGGAAGTGAGAACCCCTTATTCGCCAAATAAATTGTAACAGACATCTGTCTCCCTACTTAGGCATTCTAAACGGCGTATGCCTTTGAAGACGAATGTGTTTTGCTTCGGTCTAAATGAATCTCCTTTTTCTATGGCTAGAATACACTATGACCGACACCACCCCGTCGCAAGATGTTATGCCCGTTGCGTCCTCTGGACTTGAGCGCCGCGCCATCACCTTCAAAAACCAGAAGCGCGTTCTTTGTAAGCAAGATCAGGTTGTTCTCTGGCTACAGGAATTTTACACTATTCCGGGCAACCTAGAAAAACTACTATCAATCCTACAGGGAAAATCGGAAATCAGTCTTCGGCTTGTAGACTACTTTGTAACCAACTATGCAAAGAAGATGAATACTTCATTCACAAAGGAGAATCGTCATTTCCTTGTATACTTTAACTACAAGCGTGAGCTCAACGCATATTCTAAGCGTCTATTTGATCCGTTTTGCCGTCGTGAGCGTATCCAGTTTGAGGCACGCGGACAAGAGCCATTTGTTACCACTGTAGGACAGCTCAACTTCTTCCGTTGGTTTATTGAGAAGGAGATTTATGACTATGTTCTTAAGAATCGTGAAACAATTGAGAAGGATATGAATAATACGCTAAAGGAGCATTATTCGCGCTCAAACAGCACTGTATCCGTTGGTGGTTCTGAGTCTCTAACAAATAGCATAAGTTCAACAGGCGCGGGCTCGGCTGCCGGCTCCGATATTTCTGTCGTTACACCGCCTGTTGCCGCCGAGGGAAGTAAGACATCCCGAAAGAAGCGTTGCGAGCTCACAACATCCGCCATGAAAAAGGTAAATATCCATGAGTGTGAGATTGTAGTATCGTTCAGTTGATTGTAAAATATATAGATAAAGTAAGATGGGGGCATTAGGAATTCTTGCCGCGGCGGGAATGCGTATCTATCATTTCCTGCTCTGTACGCTTATCATCTTTGGATCTCTCTTTTCAACATCACTGTGGGAGTGCCTTTTTATCTTAATGTTGCTTGTAATCGTCCATGTATCACAAAAGACATATAAACGATGTATCTTTACAGAGATTGAAAAGATAGATGGTATTCCTAGTATGTCGGAGGTGATGAAGACCGTTGTTTTAGGTCATGATATGGATACATCAAGAGAATCGTTTGAACTTCTACTGACCAATATATTCATCTTTATCATTTGTTTCCGTATGGCATGTATGGTGGTAATACCACCAAAAATCCTATTTGCTTAAATTTATTTCTTGAATACCATTTCCAGTACAAATAACTGGCTTGGGTTACGGGCTGGCAATATCTTATACTGTCTAGGATACTGCCTGACTGAATGGAGTAGGCGCACTTCGCACCAATGTTGATAATTCGTGCGTTCATTTGTACTTTTCGGTTTTGTCTTGGTCCATTCCCGTAAATTCTTATTATGCCACGCGACACCATAGCGGTCAACTCCGTTGCCGTCGTCTAACGCAACCAACGCAACAGGGAAATTCTCCCAAATACCCTTGCGCAGTTTGAGATCCGGTACCTTAAATCCGTCTAATATTTCCTTGATCTCCGCAGTATTTCGCGTATTGTTTTTCGGCGAAGATGTACGGGATTTGGGAGATTTACGGGTTTTATTGTTTTCCAATGATATATTTCCCCACGCGATATTTCCTTTTAACATCGCCTGGTAAATTGGATCCTTTGCAAGCGCGTCTGCTAGCGTCTTTCCTGGCGATTTCGGCGATTTACGCGTCTCTGGCATTCTTACAATGGGATATGAATTACTTCTTATTTGCCGTGCGCCAGTCATCCTGCTTCGGTCTTAGTAGTTCATACGCTTGTAGTGAATTAATATCCGTTGCTGCCTTGGGCGGGAGCCAACGGTCCATAAACTGCCGCTGTGTTAGGGATCGGTCCGTATCCACGCTTAATTCGCGATTGTCTTCGTATACCACAGCATTCAGTTCCCTTATAATATTTCGCGACCCGTCTTTCTGTGCGTCCAGTCGCTGCATATAGGGATTTTGTGACATTTCCTTGGCAGGGTGCGTAATAGGACCTGCCGGTGGCGGTACACCAAGTGACTCTGCTGTTGCCGGTCCTCGTATTGGATCCGGTATATACTCTGGCTGATTTCTATACTTAACTGCATTGGTACGTGACGGAATAGGATTCATATCCATGTATGCCGGAGGGTTGCGTTGCAGATTTGACGACGATACCTGTGTCGGCGGCGTTGCATGGAAAAAGTCCCACGCACGGCTATTGATGGCATCGCGCGCATTGTACTCTTTGCGAACACGAAGAATAGGACAGGTTTGTGGCGCCGCCGTGGGGTCATGGAGTCCAGGATAACCGAAACGCTTTGACCTTTCATATGCGTCCCATCGCGCATCAATAGAATCATTAGCGTCCATTCTATCTTTGGGGTTTTTCTTATATGCGAATTAGAACGGACAGTCTAAACCTTTGACGCTTAATATTAATAATAAGATGTTCCGTGTAAAGACACGACGTAATAGTAAGCGGGCGACCTCTCCCACACCTGTGCTTCCTGTTTCTCCTATTGCTGGCGGTGCAGCAGAATCGGATATTTCAGGTGCTGCTGCGCCGGTTATTACCGATATTTCTGGTACAATGGTTGGCGGTGAAACCGCCGATAAGCCTGCCTCATTTATGTCTCGCCTTACAAACTTCTTTGAGGCAGAATCGGCGGCGGCGTCTACAACGAAACCGTGGCTGCGATTAGAGCGCGGGCTGCGTCTACAAAAACTGCGCACCTTTGCTGAAACCTATCCTGGATTATCCACAGATGAAAAGGAACTTTTGAATAAGGCACTTGCAAAGGCGAACGATTCTAAATTGCTCAATACAAAACAACAAATTGTGTATGAAAATGGCAAAATTTTAAGCATCCGCGGTTTAAAAATTGTTCGCGATGGAGATCCAACGCACCTAGCCTCTTTTAAAATTGAGGTGCCTCGTCAAACCAAGAAGAAGGGAAGCGAATAATACAAAATGATTACCAATATAGAGATGCCTTACTCGGCATGTATTGATTGGTTTGAAGACTGGATATCGGTTGAGGCACCGACACTGGTTGACGAGTATGACCTTTCCGCTTGGATGGAAGAGGAAATGAACACTGTCAATAAACTGTTTATTTCTACGGCGTTTAAATCAATTCGTGCGAAAAATGACGCGATTCTTATTTTACGCGCATTATACTACGAGTATTTCCTCTTTCAACGCGATCTTGCGTTAAAAAATTTGGTTGCGAAACCTGAAAATGTAAAGCGACTCAAAGAGCTGCCACAGTCGGCGCAGAAATCCGCGGCATGGCACAATGAGAGTCTTGAACTTCTAACAGGTCATGAGTTTGGGTCTGTGGTGTACGGGACACCGGCGGGGCGTGGACTTGTTATTGCAAAGAAGTGCGGAACACCGGTGGTGGTGAATGAGCACGAAATGGCGTCGGCGTCGTCATCGCAAATCGTGTTTACTTACGACAGTGAAGGAAAGCTATCACCGTTCAAATGGGGCTGGCGTTATGAGCCGGTGGTTCGTGACGTTTACGAGCGATGTTTTGCGGAAGGGGCGGTCTTTGATGGTTTGGGACGCATTCGGCACCCGTTTCTGCCGCGTTTGGCAGCATCGCCCGATGGACTAATAGTCAGCGGACCCCGGTGCGGGCGCCTTGTAGAAATCAAATCGCCCATCACACGCGAGCTTACCGGTACGATTCCACCGGATTATTACTGCCAGATTCAACTTCAGGCGGAGGTATGTGATGTGGACGCCGTGGACTACGTAGAAATGCGGTTTACCGCTATGCTTGTGAAGGATGCCAAGTATTCGGTGGCGGTGGGTGCAAAGAATCCGTGGATGGGGAAGATTTGTGTTGTTGCTGCACCACCGGTGGCGGTACCAGTTGCTGAGGGAGAAGAGCCGGTAGAACTGCGGTCCAACCCTGACTCGTATGAATACCGTTACAGCCCACTCTTTCCTGCGACCGAATCCGGTTTCACCGATTGCTGCGCATGGATGCCAACGGATATCAGTGGAATGGTGATGCTAGAAGAGTCGGTGTGGTACGTTCATGACTTATTTACGAAGACGTATATGCGTAATCGTCGTTGGTGGGCAGAGGTCGGTCAACCGGCGTATGAGAAGTTCTGGCGTGACGTGGAAATTGCGCGTCGCGATGGAACCTATGCGGAAAAGGCAATGTTTGTTGATGAAACAAGTGATGATGAATCAATAGAATCGGTCAAAGATAAGTGGGAAGGAGTTACTACATCTGATGAGGAGACGACGCGCACTGAGTAGACGGAGGGAAATCGGTGCCTGATTTGGGTGTCTGTCCTACTCCGCCCATAGACGGCTCGTAGAACGTACCTAAAAATTCGTGGAACGGCGCCGAGCAGGAATCGGGATAGGATCGGGGATAGTTATTTGTGCGTTG